GTATGGGAACCAGCAGACTATACAAGAGATTATATGGTAGTAGCTGACGTAGCTAGAGGTGATGGTAAAGATTTTTCAACTTGTCATGTTATTGATATTGCTACTAATACACAAGTTGCCGAATATAGAGGACAATTACCTACTAAAGAATTTGGATATTTTCTAGTAGGTGTTGCCACAGAATATAATCAAGCATTATTAGTAATTGAAAATGCCTCTATTGGATGGGCAACTATTGATGCCGTAATTGAAAGAGGTTATCGCAATTTATACCAATCACCTAAATCAGACCAACTTACAGCAGAGTCGTATTTAAAGACATATGAGGGTTCATCCGATATGACCCCTGGATTTACAATGTCAATGCGTACTAGACCGTTAATTGTGAATAAATTCCGCGAATTTGTTGGTGACCGTTCCGTAACAATTCGTTCAAAACGTTTAGTTGAAGAAATGAAAGTATTTGTATGGAAAAATGGTAGACCAGAAGCACAAATAGGTTATAATGATGACTTAGTAATGCCATTTGGTATTGCTATGTTTTTAAGAGATACATCATTAAAATTCCAACAACAAGCTCATGATATGACTCGCGCTACACTAGGCAATATGAGTAAAACTTCGTATATTGGCGCTTATAATACTAATCAAATAAAAAATCCATATATGGTTAAAACAGATCACGGAATGGAAGATATTAGTTGGATATTATAATATTTATAAGATATAATAAAATATAAAAATGGCAGATAAAAGTTTATTCACCCGATTACAACGATTGTTTTCAACAGACGTTATCATTAGAAATCAGGGTGGCAACGAATTAAAAGTAATGGATGTGGATTCAATCCAACGTTCAGGAGATATAGCAACTAATTCTTTAGTAGACAGATATAATCGTTTATACTCACCAGCTTCAACCTCACTATTAGGTTCTCAAATTGGCGTAAACTGGAAATATTTACGTACTATGGTTTATTCAGATTACGATAACATGGATTATGATGCTATTGTTGCCTCTGCTCTTGATATTGTTTCGGATGAATCTACTTTAAAAAATGATATGGGGGAAGTGCTTCATATTAAATCAAGCGATGATGATATTCAACAAATACTTTATAATTTATTTTATGATGTATTAAATATTGAATTTAATTTATGGTCTTGGATTCGCCAAATGTGTAAATATGGTGATTTTTTCCTTAAAATGGAAATTGCTGAAAAATATGGTGTTTACAATGTAATTCCGTACACTGCTTACCATATTGAAAGACAAGAAAATTATGATCCTGAACATCCTAATGCTGTAAGGTTTAGATATTCACCAGAAGGTATTTATGCTGGTGGTTCTGGTTATTATGGTGTTCCTAATACTTTTGATAGAGATAAAGAAATTGGTATTTATTTTGATAATTATGAGGTAGCTCACTTTAGATTGTTAACAGATGTTAACTATTTACCTTATGGTCGTTCATATTTGGAACCAGCTCGTCGTATTTTTAAACAATATGTGTTGATGGAAGATGCTATGTTAATTCATAGAATTTCACGTAGCCCTGATCGCCGTATATTTTATATTAACGTTGGTTCTATTCCTCCAAACGAGGTAGAAAATTTCATGCAGAAAACTATTTCTACTATGAAGCGTACTCCTTTAATGGATAACCAAACAGGTGAGTATAACTTAAAATACAACATGCAAAATTTATTGGAAGACTTTTATATTCCAATGAGAGGTAATGATACTACTACTAAAATTGAAACCACTCCTGGTTTACAATATGATGGTATTCAAGATGTTACTTACTTACGTGATAAATTATTTGCTGCCCTTAAAGTACCCAAAGCATTCATGGGTTATGATAAGGATTTAAGTGGTAAAGCAACATTAGCAGCAGAAGATATTAGATTTGCTCGTACAATTGACCGTATTCAGCGTATTACATTATCTGAATTATATAAAATTGCTTTAGTTCATTTATACTCTCAGGGATATACAGGTGAACAATTAACTAACTTTGAGTTAGATTTAACAACCCCTTCAATTATATATGATCAGGAAAAAATTGCGTTATTAACCCAAAAGGTTGATTTAGCTCAAAAGATTATGGAAGCTAAATTATTACCTACTGATTGGATTTATGATAATGTATTCCACTTTAGCCAAGATGAGTACGATGAATACAGAGATTTATTAGCTGAAGACCAAAAACGTGCTTTCCGTTATAATCAAATTGCTGAGGAAGGTAACGACCCTAAAGTATCAGGTAAATCATATGGAACACCACACGATTTGGCTTCACTTTATGGTAAAGGAAGAATGTATTCTGAACCCGAAAATGTTCCCGTAGGATATGGTGATGATTTAGAGTTAGGACGTCCTGAGGAAAAAGCAACAACTCGTAATACACAAGATGATAATTTTGGTAAGGATAGATTAGGTGCTAAAGGAATGAAAAATGATGATAACGAATCGGATTCAATCCGTCCTCAATACAAAGGTGGTTCTCCATTAGCTTTAGAAGCAAAACAAGTGTATCTTAAAAACAAAACGTTAATTGAAAGTTTAGGCAAAAGAGTAACGGCTGAAATTTCAACGTTGGGAGATTCATTGTTAGATGAAAGTAAGTTAAAGGAATAAGAATCTTTATATATTTATAACAAAACCTTTGGGAATGAACATTAAACATTCTAAGTATAAAAATACGGGAATCCTGTTTGAATTGTTGGTGAGACAAATAACGGCGGATACATTATCGGGTAAAGACTCGAAAGCAACTAATATATTAAAAAAATATTTTGTTAAAACTGAATTAGGTAGAGAATATAAATTATACGAAACCATTACTAAATATAAAAATTTAACAGAAGGTAAAGCAGAAGTTGTAATTAATTCAGTTATTGAATCTTCTAAAAATTTAAATAGAGGAGCTCTAAAAAGACAAAAATATAATTTAATTCAAGAAATTTCTAAACAATATAATTTAGAGGAATTTTTTAAAACTAAATTACCTAATTATAAATCATATGCTGCTTTATATACATTAGTAGAAATTTATAATAGCGAAATGTTATCAACTCCCGACCAAATTATTTCTAATAAAATTGCTATTTTAGAAAATTTAACAACGAAATCAATTGATAAGAAAAAGGTTGAGGACGATTTATTGACCGAGTTCCAATCATATGATAAAGATTTACGTATTTTAACTTATAAAGTATTATTAGAGAAATTTAATGGTAAATATGCTTCATTAAATGATAATCAAAAAACAGTATTAAAAGAATTTATCAATTCAGTTGATTCAACTCCTAAATTAAGAGATTTTTATAATAACAAAATTACAGAAATTAAAACTACTTTAACTAAACAAGTTAAAAAAGTAACTGATAAAGCTATTCAAATTAAACTAAATGAGGTTAATAATATGTTATCTCCTTTAGGTAAAACAGCTAAGGTAGGTAATGATGATTTAGTTAATTTATTACAATATTACGAATTGTTAGAAGAACTTACTAAAGTAAATGGGTAAATTTAAGTATAAAATAGCGGAAGCAAAAGAAACTCTTAAAGCTACAGAAGTAGATCCTGCGTTAATACAACGTGTGGAAAAAACTTATGGCCCTATGGACATGAAAAATGATTTTTTTTCTGCTGATTTAAAAACTTATTTTAAAACAATAGATGTAAATCCTGAAACAGGTTCTGTTAATAGTCAAGTTATTAAATTAGCTAGTTTTACAGATTCATTAGAAAAATTATATAATGCTACTACTGCTTTATCTGCTTTAGTTAAATCACCTGGTGGAAAAGATGATGCTGTTGTAGTAAAGCTATATGATAATTTAAAACAGATATTTAATAGTTTTAGAACCCATTTACGTAAATATTATCCTGATCAATATGCTGCTATTAAAGATAAATTAGATGAAATATCTAGCATATCTTCTAATTCAGGATTTATATCAGGTGGTGAGGGAGAAAATCATACAGGTCCATCCCCACGTAAATCAACTTACGGTGCTTATACACAAGCAGGATTTAAAAAAGTAACTGAAGGTCCTGGAGCAACATTTGGTCCTGGTCCTAAAGCTGGTCCTACAGGTGTAACAAAAAATAAATACGTAACAGATTTTAAATA